GCCGATGCTGCCGACGACGCGATCGTCGCGGCGTTGAAGAAGGCGATGGCGCCCAAGGCCGATGCCGTCGCGCTCCAGTCGGCGCTGGCGCCGATCGCTGCGCTGGCGGGCGTCGCCGCCACGGCGGACGCCGGCGCGGTCCTCGCTGGGGTCCAGCGGCTGAAGGATGGCGCTGGCGACGAGAATGCGACGATCGTCGCGCTCCAGTCCGAGCTGGCGGGCGTCACGACCAGGCTGAACACCGTCATCGACGATGGTGCGCGCAAGGATGCGACCACCTTCGTCGATGCGGCGATCGCCGCGGGCCGGGTCGGCGTGAAGCCGATGCGCGACCGCTACATCGCGCTGCACATGCGTGATCCCGAGGAGGCCAGGGCGATGATCGGCGCGATGCCCGCAATCAAGTCGGGCGCGACGATCACCGGCGAGCCTGCGCCTGGCGCCGACGGTCTCGGTGCGGCCGACGTCCAGGTCATCCAGCTGATGGGCCTCGACCGGGCCGAATACGCCAAGGCGCTCGGCGCCGATAAGCAGGAGATGCTCTGATGGTCGCGCTTACCGCAGGTCGCAATACGCCGGCGCGATACGACGGCGTCGAGCATCATCCGGTGAAGGGTGGCGTGACCATCTTCGCGGGGGCGATCGTCGCCCTGGATGCCGCGGGGTGGGCGATGCCGGGCCAGCCCGGCGTCGGCTTGATCGCCGTCGGTCGCGCCGAACATGCGGCCAGCGCGGTGACCAACGGCGAGCGCAACGTGCGCGTCCGGCGCGGCACGTTCCAGTTCGCCAACTCGGCCAGCACCGACGCCATCACCCGCGCCGAGATCGGCGACCCGGCCTATGTCGTCGACGACCAGACGGTCGCCAAGACGAACGGCAGCGGCGCGCGATCGGTCGCTGGCATCATCCGCGACGTGGACGCCCAGGGCGTCTGGATCGAATTCTAAGGGGCATCCAGAGACATGATCATCACCTCCGCCGCCCTCGGCGCTTTGCGCGTCGGCTTCAGCACCCTCTTCTCGAAAGGACTCGGCAGGGCTTCGTCCCAATACGAGAAGTTCGCGACGATCGTTCCATCGACCACCAGGGAGCAGCGCTACGGCTGGCTCGGGAAAATCCCGAGCGTTCGCGAGTGGCTGGGCGCGCGCGTCGTTCAGAACATTTCCGAGAGCGACTATTCCATTCGCGAGAAGAAGTGGGAGCTGACCGTCGGGGTCGATCGCGACGACATCGAAACCGACAATTTGGGCACCTACGCACCGCTGTTCGAGATGATGGGGGAATCGACCGGCGCCAAGTGGGACGAGCTGGTATTCGGCATGTACAAGCTCGGGTTCCAGCTCCTCTGCTACGACGGCCAATACTTCTTCGACACCGATCACCCGGTGCTCGATGTGGATGGCGTCGTCACTTCCGTGGCCAACACGGATGGAGGGACCGGGCCTGCATGGTTCCTGCTCGACAATAGTCGCGTGCTGAAGCCTATCATCTTGCAGAAGCGCAAGGATTTCAACTTCGTCGCCAAGGACAAGGATACCGACGACAACGTCTTCGGGCTGAACGAGTACGTCTATGGCGCTGACGCTCGCGCTAACGTCGGCTACGGATTTTGGCAGTTTGCCTGGGGTTCTAAGCAGCCGCTCACACCCGATAATTACGAGAAGGCGCGGGTCGCCCTCATGGAGATGAAGGGCGACTACGGCCGCCCCCTTGGCCTCAAGCCTGACACCCTGGTCGTGCCTCCACGCTTGGAGCGATCGGCGAACAAGATCATCAAGAACGAGAAGGGTCCGAGCGGCGAGGACAACGAGTTCCAGGGCACGGCGAAGGTGGAGGTCGTGGCATGGCTGGCATGACCCCGACGAACCGCCGCGGTCGCCGCGCCGCCGCCGCGACCGTTCCGGCGGTCGCTGCGATCGAACCTGCGGTTGAAGCCGCGGCCGAGCGCGCAGCGATCGAGCGTGTTCCTGGCGAACCGGCTGCGGGCGCACCGGTGCCCGTGCCGGCAGCAGACCTGCCGGCGGTGGACACCGCGGTGCTGCCCGAGCCGACGCTGATCGCCGAACCCGGCGAGCCGCTGCCGATCGTCACCGCCTCGCCGATCCTGGCGGCCGAGCCGAGCGCGCTCGACGTCGTACAGGCGGATGCCGCGGCCGAGCGGGTGGCGGCGGGCATGGAGCTTGCGCCCGCCGGCGATGGTCCTCATCCGGCCGCGGCGGGGCAACCGACGCTGACGATCGAGGGCGCGACCGCGGACGGCGTCGCGCGTGCGCTCGACAGCGCGTCGAGCGAAATGCTCGACAGACGGCGTGCCATTGTCGGCGAACGCCGCGATGACGTCGACCGCTTCGACGATCTTCCGTCGCTCGACGAACTACTGGCCGATCTTGGCGTCATCATGCGCCGCGATCCCGAGGCCTATTGGATCGTGCGCGATCAGCTGCTGGCCGACGAACAGCCCGGTGATCGCGTGGCCCCGGCCGCGGAGGCGACGCCGGCGACGGTGACCGTGATCGAAGTCGTCGGGCCGCCGCAGGGCCGGCGCCGTGCCGGCCTGACGTTCGGGCCGCAGCCGCGGCGTTTCCTGGCCGGCGAACTGACCGAGGACGACATCGCCGTGCTGCGCGCCGATCCGCTGCTCGCGGTCGGCGTCAGCGAGGTTGCCGAGGCCGACGCACTCGCGCCGATCGCCGCGGGCGGCTGATGACCTATACCTCGCTCGATCGGCTCGCGCGGCGGTTCGGCTCGACGATGCTGGTGCAGCTCACCGATCGCGGCGCAGTGGCGACTGGCGTGGTGGACGTCGCCACGATCGACCAGGCGCTGGCCGATACCGATGCGGTGGTCGATGCGTCGCTCGGCGTCCGATACCGGCTACCGCTGGCGGCGGTGCCGCCGCTGGTGGCGGACATCGCGCTGTCGATCGCGATCTACAAGCTGCACGTCGTGCGGCCCGACGAGAAGATCGAGCGGGATTACGACCAGGCGCTCAAGGATTTGCGCGAGCTGGCGGCGGGGACGAAGAAGCTGGACGTCGCCGGGATCGAACCAACGACGTCGGACCTGGGCGGCGTGGTGACCAGCGACCGCGAGCGGATGTTCACCAACGAATCGCTTCGCGGGTTCATCTGATGCGGGCGGCGGTCACCGAGCGGCTGGAGGCAATCCCGGCACTGGCCGGACGCGTCCACGGCGCGGCCAAGCTGGCGGACCTGACGGAGCGCGGCAGTGCAGCCCAGGTCGCGCCCGCCGCCTTCGTGCTGCCGCTGGGTCTTCGCGCCGGGACGCCGGACGCGGTGACCGGGCTGTTCCGCCAGTCGCTCGACCGGCTGGTCGGCGTCGTCCTGCTCGTCCGCAACCTGGGCGATGCGACCGGCGAGAAGGCGCTCGTCGATCTCGATCTGCTGATCGAGGCGGTGATCCAGGCACTCGCCGGCTGGGGGCCGGACGACGCGTTCGGGGTCTTCGCGCTCGCGCGCGGCGAACTGTTCAGCATCGCCGCGGGCACCATCACCTACCAGCTCGATTTTTCGATCGAGGACCAATTGAGGATCGTGAGACCATGAGGAAACAGACTGCCGAGACGCGGCCCGCCGAGGTGCCCGAAGGTCCAGGCGACGCGGCCGAAGCCACGTCCGACGACGCCCCGGCGTTCGACCCGGCCCACCAATGGCCGTCCGAGGGCGGCTGCTACGTCCGCCAGACGGACGGCTCCCTGACGCGCGAGGACTGACATGGCCGATCCGATCAAATGGAAGTCGAAGTACGTCCTGGTGAAGCCCGAAGGTGCCACCTACGGGACCGACGCGGTGCCGACCGGGGCGGCGAACGCGGTGTTGCTAACCGACGTCCAGCTCCAGCCGATGGAGGGCGAAGAGGTCAGCCGCAATCTGGAGCTGGCCTATCTCGGCGCGCAGGAGACCTTCGTCACCGCGGTTCGCGCGGTCCTCACCGGGTCGTTCGAACTGGTGGGATCGGGCACCGCCGGCACCGCGCCGTCCTGGGGCGCGATGCTGCGCGCGTGCGGCGTCGCGCAGATCGTCACCGCGGGCACCTCGGTCGAATATGTGCCGGTCAGCGACGATCACGAGAGCGTCAGCGTCTATTTCGGGATCGGCCCGTCGCGTCACATCCTGCTCGGCGCGCGCGGCACCGCGGTCATCACCGTGAATGCTAACGGCGTGCCGGTATGCCGGGTCACCCTGACCGGGCTGTTCGTCCTGCCCGCCGACGCGGCGCGGCCGACCGTCGACCTGACCGGGTTCCAGCTGCCGCAGATCGCGACGAAGGCGAACACGCCCGGACTGACGATCGGCGGGGTGCCGTTCGTCATGCGCTCTTACGAACTCAACCTGGGCTGCGATGTCCAGGCGCGGATGCTGATCGGCGCCGAGCGGATCGTGATCGTCGATCGCAACGAGACGCTGCGGACGACGGTCGAGGCCGTGCCTTACGCCACGTACAACCCCTACAACCGTGCCCTGCTGAACACGCGCACCGCCGTCGCGCTCGATCACGGCACGATTGTGGGCAAGCGGGTGAACGTCGAGACCGCGCAGGCGGTCCAGCAGCGGCCCGGCGGAATCGAGAACAACCAGAACGTGGTCGAATGGTCGCTCGGGTTCGTGCCGCTGCCGGCCGCCGGCAACGATCAGTGGAAGATCACCCTTACCTGAGAGGACTGACGCGATGTTCGTGATGGATGATAATCCCGAATTCGAAAAAGAGACGACCGGCAACCTGCCGGGCGACCAGGGCGAGCCGTTCTCGTTCCGCGCGCGCTTCGTGGCGCTGGGCGCGGCCGAGCAGAAAGCGTTCGACCTGACGAACGAGGAGGGCACCGCCGATTTCCTGCGCCGCACGCTGATCGGCTGGGACGATATCGTCGATGCGGAGACGGGGCTGGTGCCGTTCGGCGAAGCGGCGCGCGAGTGGCTGATCGACAAGGCGTACACGCGCGGCGCGCTCGTGAAAGCGTATTTCAGCGGGATTTATCAGAGCGCCTTGGGAAACTGAAGGAAGCCGCGCGGTGCTGGGCATTGGGCGGCCCTTCGGATTTCAGCGAAGCGGCCGAGGATGCGGCCGACCTCGGACTGGACGACATCGCCGGTCAACTCGCCGGCCTGACCCCGCAAGGATTCGCGGTGTGGCCGGACAACATGGCGACCGTCGATGCGTGGCTGGTGGTCTGCACCCAGTGGCGGGTGACCGCGATGGCGAACGGCCAGGTGCTGTGGCTGGGGCTGGATTACGCGTCGGCCAAGGTGGGGCTGGACTGCGCGGACACGGTCCTGACCGCCCAGCAATGGGCGAACCTGCGCATGATGGAGCGCGTCGCCTCGGCGGCGCTGAACGGCAACCGGTGAAGGGAATGATGGCGTGACGCTCAAGACATCGCTGATCATCACCGGCGATGCCTCGGTCGCCAGGAAGGAAGTCGAGGCGCTGAATGCGTCGGTCGACAAGCTCGCGGGCACGGCCAAGGCCACCGCCGCGCCGGTCGCGCAGCTCGACAAGGCGCAGCAGGATGCGGCGAACTCGGCCGCAGCCGCAGCGACCGCCGCGGCGCAGCTCGGCGACGCGCAGGCCAAGACCGCCGGATCGGCGCGCGATCTCACCGGATCGACCGACGCTGCCAAGGCGGCGCAGACGGGCGGCGCCACCGCGTCGCGCGCGGCGGCCGATGCGCAGCGGGGTTATGGTGAAGAGCTGGCAAAGGCTGCGGGCGAAAGCCGCAACCTGGTGGCGGCGAACGATCAGGTCGCGGCCAGCACGGCCGCGGTCGAAAAGCAGCTCGCCGCAATCGAGACCGCGCAGGCGGCGGCCGCGGGCGGCGCCGGGGCGCATGCGGCGGCGGCCGAAGGGCTGCAAGGCGAGATCAAGGCGATGGTCGCGCAGATCGCGGGCGGCGCGACGGTGTTCGAAGCGATGGCCGAGCGCGGCGGATCGTTCGCGACGGCGCTGGGCGAGGTGGCGCAGGCGTCGGTCACTGCCAAATCGGGGATCACGGCGGCAGGCGACAGCGGCCAGAAGGCTGCGGTCGATCTCGGCGGGCTGGGCGACACGGTGGTCGACGTCGCGGGCAAGGCGACGGGCATGGGCGGCGCGCTGGGGTCGGCCGCCGCGATCCTGGGCGGGCCGTGGGGCGCGGCGATCGGCATCGGCATCAACCTGCTCGGCGGGTTCGCGGCCGGGCTGATCGAGGGAGCGCTGGAATCGGACAAGCTGGCATCGAGTAGCCTCTCGCTGGTCGATGCGCTGGACAAGCAGAAGTTTGCCACCGACGCCGGGCGCGAGGCGATCGAGGCGTATAACGAGCAGCAGGACAAGGCGCGTAAGAGCAACGAGCTGGCGCATCGTGATGCCCTGCGCAAAGCCGAGGACGACATCGGCGAAGCGATACGCACCCGCGAGAAGACGAAGGCGTTGCTGGAGCAGGCCGCGGTCGAAGCGGGAGCGGCGCAGCAGGCGGCAACCGGCGCGGGCGTCTCGGTCGATGCAGCCGAAATCTACGCTCCCTACTTGGCCGATCTGAAGGCCCAGATCGCCGCCCAGAACAAGGAAATTGCGACCCTTCAGCAAACGCGTCGTAACAAGCTGATCGAGGTCGGCAGATCGAACGGAGAGGCCGCGGCGGATCCAGCCAAGGCAATCGACCTCAAATACGATCTCCAGCGCCAGCAGGCCGAAAAAGCCGCCGCGTCCAACACCAAGCTGGCGCGCACGATCGACGATACGGTCGCCGCGATCGAGCGCCGGCGCATCGCCGACAAGAAGGCCTATGACGAGAGCCAGCGGCGCGCGGCCGCGGTGCCGAAGGGCGCCGCGCTCGGCAATCAGATCGAGGCGGGATCGGCGGCGTCGATCCTCGCCACCGCCGAGCGCTATCGGGGACTGAGCGAGAAGAGCGGCGGCGATCGTGCGCAGCTGCGCGACCTGTTCAAACAGGCGGGAGCCAACGTCGATCCGACGATGGTGGCGTGGTGCGCCGCGTTCGTGAACAGCGTGCTGGCCGCCAACGGGGTCAAGGGCACGGGCAGCCTGTCGGCGCGCTCGTTCCTGGGGTTCGGCCAGGCCACCGACAGCCCCAACAAGGGCGATGTCGTGGTGTCGAAGCGCGGCAGCGGCGGCCAAGGCCATGTCGGCTTCTACCAGGGCACCGATGCCAAGGGCCGCGTCCTCGTCCTGGGCGGCAACAGCGGCGACAAGGTGGCGACGCAGGCGGTCGCGCGCAGCGACGTGCTGGGGTTCCGGCGCGCGCCGAGCGCGGCCGACAGCTACAAGGACGCGCAGAAGGCGGCGGGCGATGCGCAGAAGGCTGCCGCCGATGCGGCCGAGCAGCAGCGGCGCGATCTCGATCAGGTGATCGCTAAGTATCTGCCCGCGACCGCCGCTGCGAAGGAGTATGCGGACGAGCTGGCGCGGATCGACACGCTCGCCAAATCCTATGACGGCAAGACCGCGACGTCCGGGCTTACGTCCGAGCAGGCGACGGCTGCACGCACCGCGTTGAAAGCGGCGAACGAGAAGCGCGTTGCCGAGATCAACCTGACCCCAGAAGCCAAGGCGGCCGACGACGCCAGGAAGTCGATCGACGGGGTGATCGCGTCGCTCGGCCGAGAACTGGCGGCACGCCAGGCGCTCGATCCGGTTCAGCGCGCGATGGCGCAGCATCAGGACGAACTCGCCAGGCTGAACGACGCGGAGCGGGCGACGGCGGAAGCCAAGTTGCGGACGCTCTACCAGCAGGACGGTGCGTATAGAGCGGTGGAGGAGGCGACGCGCGCCGCCGCCGACGCGCAGCGGCAGTTCCGCGACATGGCGCTCGACGCGTTCGACGCGATCGTGCTGGGCGGCGAGAATGCGGGCAAGGTCATCGACCGGCTGGCGCAGACGATCGCATCGGCAGCGATCGAGGCGGCGGTGCTGGGCACCGGGCCGCTCGCGGCGCTGCTCAAGGGCGGC